GAGGGCAAGATGAGGTTCTCCCTTCCTGACGGCCAGACCGTGATGATCGACCAGCCGTTCACGATGGCGGACATCCAGTACCCGGCTAACTGGCTGCGGCTGATGACGCCGAGCGAGCGGCTAGCGTTCGGCGCGGCCGAGCTGCCGGAGCCGCCGACCTTCGACGGACGCTACTACAGCGCGCCGGGCGTGCCGCATCCGCTCGACCAGCTCAAAGCGCAGAAGAAGGCCGAGGCCGCCGCGCGTCGATGGGAGCGCGAGAACGCGGGCGTCGTCATCGACGGCGTCAGGTTCTCGACCGACGAGCGCACGCGCACGGTGCTGATCGGCGCGCGCATCATGGCGCGCGAGGACGCTTCCTACACGGTCGAGTGGAAGAGCGACGGCCAGTTCACCTCGCTCAATGCGGCGCAGATCATCAAGGCCGCCGATGGCGTCGCCGCTCACGTCAAGTCGTGCTTCGTCGTCGAGAAGGCGCACGCCGCCGCCATCGACGCGCTCACGACCCAGCAGTCAGTCATCAGCTACAGCTTGGAGTAACAAGCATGCCTTCGCAGGACATCATCAACCTCGTCGGTGCCGCCGCGTTCAGCCTGATCGGGTGGGTCGCGCGAGAACTCTGGTCGGCAATCAAAGAGCTTCGGAAGGATCTCCACAAGATCGAGGTCGCGCTTCCTCGGGACTACGTCCGCAAGGATGACCTTGCCGAGATCAAGGAACTGATCCAGAAGATCTTCGACAAGCTGGACGGAAAGGTGGACAAGCCGTGATCAACGAAGCCGGGTTCGCCCTGATCAAGGAATTCGAGAGCTGCCACCTCAAGGCCTATCTCGACACGCTCGCCAGCCCTCCCGTGTGGACGGTCGGATGGGGCCAGACCGGCCCTGATGTCACGGAGGGAACGGTCTGGACGCAGGACACTGCTGACAACCGCCTCTTCTCGACGGTGTCGAAGTGCGCCATCGCCGTGCGCGGCGCGTGCGCCGTCAAGCCGAACTCGAACCAGCTCGCCGCGATGACGAGCCTCGTCTACAACGTCGGCATCGACAAGTTCCGCAAGTCGTCGGTTCTGCGCCTTCACAACGAAGGCAAGTTCGCCGAAGCGGCGGCGGCTTTCGCAATGTGGAACAAGGCAGGCGGCAAGGTCCGCGCCGGGCTGACGCGACGCCGGGCCGCCGAGACCGCGCTCTACCTGAAGCCGATCAGCAGCAACACGCCGCAGACGACGCGCGCCGCGCCGGAGGTTCGCGACCCCGAGGCGAAGCCGCCGGTCGCCGCCATCGCGGCCTCGACGGGCGCGGCGCTCACCGCAGCCCAGCAGGCGGTCGCTCAGGTCTCGTCGATCTGGGACGGCCTCGAAGGCATCGGCATCAGCCCGCACCTGCTGCTCACCGTCCTCGGCGTCGGTGCCGTGGCGACCTTGGGCTGGTTCCTCTGGAGCGAGTGGAAGCGCCGCTCGGAAGGTGGGCGATGAATTTCTTCACGCTGGTCTCGGCGAAGGTTCTCGGGTGGATCATGGCGGCTCTGGGCGCGGTCATCGCATTCCTGTCGATCTACCGCAGCGGCAAGAGCGCCGCGCGCAACGAGGCCGCCGCCGAAGGCGCGCGTGCCAACGAGAGGATGCTCGACGCCGCCGTCAACGCGCCGAAGGAGAAGAGCGATGTGGTCAAGGATCTGCGCGCTGGCCGCTTCTAGCCTGCTCGCCGCCTGCGGCGCGACGGTGCAGACCGTGTGCCCGCCGCTGAAGAGCTACGACCAGCCGTTCCTCTCGCGGCTGGCCGACGAGCTGGAGCGCGCGCCGGGCGAGAGCGCGATGGTGCGAGCCGTGCTAGACTACCGCGAGCTGCGCGACATGATCCGCGCCTGCAAGGGGACGTGACGTGGCAACCTCGATGACCTACGCGACGTTGAAACAGGACGTGCAGCGCTACATCGAGCGCGGCTTCACCGCCGCCTCGGATCCGCTCGTCTACGATCAGATCCCGCGCCTGATCAACGCGGGTGAGCGCCGCTGCGCGCGCGAGCTGAAGATCGAAGGCTTCATCAACGTCGTCACGACGAACTTCGCGAGCGGCGTCTCGGTCTACGAGAAGCCGGATCGCTGGCGGCGCACGATCTCGATGGCATACGGCCCGAACCGACAGTTCATTTTTCCGCGCAGCTACGAGTACGCGCGCACCTACTGGCCCGACGAAAGCCAGACCGGCGCGCCCGCCTTCTACGCGGACTACGACTTCAAGCACTGGCTGATCGCGCCGACGCCGGACGCCGCCTACGGCGTCGAGATCCTCTACTGGCAGACGCTGCCGCTGCTGGACGACGCGAACCAGACTAACTGGCTGACCGACTTCGCGCCGGATCTCCTGCTCTACGCCGTGCTGCTCGAAGCCGCGCCGTTCCTCAAGAACGCGGAAGCCATAGGCGTGTGGCAGAGCTTCTACGACCGAAACCTCGCAGCCACCAACGGCGAAGACGTGCAGCGCATGATGGACCGCACGACCGCGCGGAAGGAAGCCTGAGATGACCAGCTACACCCAGACCTTCGGCGGCCAGAACATCAACCCGTCCGACCTGTCCTATTCGGCGATCACGCTCTCCGCCGACACGACGCTCGTGTGGCCGCTGAACGCGCCGCCGGGATCGAGCATCGTCGCAGACAAGATCGACGTGACGCCGACCGGCGCGGGCTATTCGGTCATCATGCCCGACGCGACGAAAGGATCGAACGGCGCGGACGTGCTGTTCCGAAACCTCGGCGCGTCGTCGTTCACGGTGAAGAACGCGAGCGGCTCGACCATCATCACGATCCCCTCGGGGCAGGGCTGGCTCGTCTTCCTGCGCGACAACACGACGACCGCCGGGACGTGGGCCTCCATCCAGTACGGCGCGGGCACGTCGAGCGCCGACGCGGCGTCGCTCGCGGGCCTCGGCCTCGTGGCGCTCACAACGACGCTCAACGCTTCGCACCCCATCGCGACGAAGAACGCGACCTACAACATCGGCGTGAACGACCGCGCGCAGATGATCGTCTCGACCGGCGGCACGCTGACGTTCACGTTCTCGTCGGCGGCTACGCTCGGCAACAACTGGTTCGTCCTGATCCGCAACGACGGCTCAGGCGCGCTCACGCTCGACCCGAGCGGTGCCGAGCTGATCGACGGCGCGAGCACGATCACGCTGAACCAGACCGAGAGCTGCATGATCGTCTCGGACGGCACGCAGCTTCGATCCATCGGACGAGGCCGATCCGTCGTTTCAACGATCTCCGCGATCAACATCTCCGGCGGCGGCGCAGCCGGGACGCAGACGCTGACGACGACCGAGATCGCCGCTCAGGTCCAGCAGTACAACGGCACGCTCACCGGCAATCGGGCGTATGAGTACGGCACGTCGCCCGGCTACTGGTTCGTCTACAACAACCTGACGCTCGGCGGCTTCACCGCGACGTGGCGTGTAAACGCTGCTGACACGGGCGTGACGAGCGCGGCCATCGCCTCCGGCTCGCGCTCGATCATCGTGTCGAACGGCACCAACATGTTCGTCGCGCTCACGACGACGGCTGGCACGGTGACCAATATCGCAACCGGCACTGGGCTGACCGGCGGGCCGATCACGTCGAGCGGCACGATCTCGCTGGCGAACACCGCCGTGACGCTCGGCTCCTACCGCGCCGCTAACCTCACCGTGGACGCGCAGGGGCGCATCACCGCTGCGAGCGACTCGACGCCCGCCACGACCGTCGTCGGGAACCTCGTGACGTGGAACGACACGACCGGCACGCTCACCGCCGACGCGGGTTTCGCCGCGAGCGACGTGATGCGTCTGACGCAGACGCAGACCGTCACCGGCCTGAAGACGTTCTCTGGCGTCGGCACCTACTCCGCCGCGACGCGCGGCAGCGTGTCCACGCTCACCGACGCCGCGACGATCACGCCGGACTTCGCCGTCGCGAACAACTTCTCCTTGACCATCGGCGGCAACCGCACGCTCGCCAATCCGACCAGCCAGACAGCCGGGCAGTCCGGCGTGATCACGATCACGCAGAACGGCACGGGCGGCAACACGCTGGCATTCGGCAGCAACTGGAAGTTCACCGATGGCGTCGCGCCGTCGATCACGACGACGGCGAACGCCGTGAGCGTTCTCGCCTACTACGTCGAGAGCGCGACGCGGATCACCGCCTCGCTGATCACGGATTCAAAGTGACATGACGAAGCCATTCCGCATCATCTCCAAGCCCGGCATTCGCCGTGACGGCACGGTGCTTGAGGGCAGCCACTACATCGACGGCAAGTGGGCGCGCTTTCAGCGCGGCCTGCCGCGAAAGATCGGCGGGTATCGTCAGCTCTCGCCGAGCTTCAGCGGCCCGATCCGCGAGATCAACGTGGACGCATCGAATGGACAGACCTACTTCCACACGTTCTGGTCGGGCGGCATCGAGCGCATGACGCTCGACAACATCACGGGCGTCGCGACCACGGTCATCGACCGCTCGCCAGCAGGCTTCGTCGCCAACGCTGCGAACGACTGGACGACGGCGACGATGTACAATTCCACCGGCTCGTCGAGCGTCGTCGTCGCGCATGTCGCGCCCAACCTCGGCCAGATCGACAACGAGGTCGGCGGCCTCATCTACTACGGCGACACGAAGTCCACGTCGGGGTTTACGCAGGTCACCGATCCCGACATCGTCGGAGCGAACGCTCTGGCCGGTGGCATCGTGGTGCTGCACCCGTTCCTCGTGGTGTTCGGCCAGAGCGGCGCGGTGTGCTGGAGCGACGCGAACGATCCGACCAAGGGCTACACCAACAAGTCGCGCGTGACGCAGTCGAAGATCGTCGCTGGCAAGGTGCTGCGCGGCGGCGTCGGCGCGTCGCCCTCGGGACTGCTGTGGAGCACCGACAGCCTGCTCCGCATGTACTATTCCGGCGGCGCGACGGAGTTCAGCTTCGACACGATCTCCGACGCGATCTCGATCATGTCGCCAAACGCCGTCGTCGAGTTCGAGGGCATCTACTACTGGGTCGGCATCGACAAGTTCTACATGTTCAACGGCGTCGTGCGCGAGATGCCAAACTCGATGAACCTGAACTGGTTCTTCGACAACCTGAACTACGCGCAGCGCAGCAAGGTCTTCGCGGTTTCGGTGCCACGATGGGGCGAGATCTGGTTCTGCTACCCGCGCGGCAACGCGACCGAATGCACGCACGCGGTGATCTTCAACACGCGCGAAAGCGCGCTCGCTGGTTACCCCGTGTGGTACGACACGGAGCTGCCTCTGGTCGGGCGCACGATGGGCGTGTCCGCCAGCGTCTTCCCGTATCCTGTCATGGCGAGCGCGACCCCGATCTCCGGCAAGTACGAGGTCTTTCAGCATGAGTACGGCAGGGACGCGGTCGAGGGGCTGCCTCCCTACACGAACGCCATCGACAGCTTCTTCGAGACGAACGAGATCTCGGCGGTCAACGGCGGCTTCGGCGACCCGCGCAGCAAGTGGTTGCGCGTCGAGACCATCGAGCCGGACTTCGTCCAGAGCGGCGACATGACGGTGCAAATCACGGGGCGGACGAACGCGCGCGCCGGAGAGAATGACGGCGAAGCCATCGTCTTCCCCGAGACGCCGGTCTCGCAGCCCTACCAGCAGATCGTCCCGGCGAAAGAGGCGCGCAGGCTGCTGCGCTTCAAGTTTCGCTCGAACGTGCAGGGCGGCCACTACGAGATGGGCAACTGCATCGCGCATGTCGCCGATGCGGATGGCACGGTGATCGGATGATCGATCCGCGCGGGCTTGAGATCCACGAGTGGGCTGACTTCGTCATCCCGCTCGTGAACGAGTATGGTACAGTCGGTCGGCTCGATATCGGAGCCGACTGGAAAGCGTGGGCGCTCCAGATCGCGTCGCTCACCGAAATGCAGAAGCAGGGGGTTCCGTCCCCCAACGAATTCGCGGATTGGAAAGATTGGGCCTACCAGTTCTTCCAGATTTTCGACAGGGGACTGTAAGCGATGAGGAAGATCCCGGTTTCTTTTGGCGTCATCGACGGTCGTCGCCGCTTCGCGCGAGGCGGTCTCGCGCAGGCTGCGGAGAAGGTCCGCCGCGCCGGTCGCAACGGCGACACGGTCGTCGTTCACCTGTCGCCCGAGGAGTTCGGGTGGCTGCGCCGGAACTGGGGCGAGCCGACGCGCAACCCGAAAACCGGCCTTCCCGAGTACTTCAAGCTCGGCAAATTCTTCAAGGCAGCGGCTCCCGTCATCCCTGCGCTCGCGACGATGATCCCCGGCGTCGGCACGGCCATCGGCGGGCTTGGCGCGTCGCTCGGCGCGACGGGAGCGTGGGCACCCGTCGTCGGCAGCAGCGCGCTCGGCGCGGGCATCGGCGCGCTCACGCGCGGCGGCCTCAAGGGAGCCATCGAGGGCGGCCTGATGGGCGGCGCGACGAGCGCGCTGATGCCGGTCGCGCAGAACCTCTTCAGCGCCACGCCGCAGGCGACCGTGTTCGGCTTCAATCCCGCCGCCCCCGCTGCTCAGGCGGCTGCTGCTGGAGGCAGCGGCAACGCAGGAGGCGCGGCAGGAGGCGCGGCAGGAGGAGGCGGCGGCAGCACGACCCCTCCCGCCGCTGGTTCCTTCACGGGCTGGCTCAAGGAGAACCGCACGCCGGTCGTGCTCGGCGGCGGCGCGCTCCTGCTCGCGAGCGGCATGGGCGGATCGCGCAAGGCCGCGCCCGCGCCCGTGATGCCTGCGGGCACGCCGTCGAGCTTCAAGCCGGTCAACTACCGCGTCGAGAACGCGCCCGTTTCCACCGCGCCCGTCGATTGGTATTCCTACGGGATGCGCCCGCAGGTCGATGCCCAGAACCCGCTATTCGTGAACCGCACGATGGTCGCCGCCGCACGCGGCGGGCATATCGCGCGCGACAACGCGGAGATCGAGAGCCTCATGTCGCGGCTCGCGCCCGGCGGCCAGCCCGAGCATCAGGGCGGCAAGCAGGGCGCGGTCTCCGGCCCCGGCACCGGGCGATCCGACGAGATCCCCGCGCGCCTGAGCGACGGCGAGTACGTCATCGACGCGGAGACCGTCGCGCTGCTCGGCGACGGTTCAAGCGCGGCGGGAGCCAAGCGCCTCGACCAGTTCCGCGAGAGCATCCGCAAGCACAAGGGCACCGCGCTCTCGCGCGGCAAGATCTCGCCCGACGCGAAAGAGCCGACCGCCTATCTGAAGGGAGGGCGCACCTGATGGCTATCAGCGATTTCCTTTTCGAGGGCAAGCCGCCGCCGCAGGCGACGAGCTTCTCGTCCACGAGCGCGAACCTTCCCGACTGGTGGCAGGCATACGCGCAGGGCATCACCGCGAAGGCCAACGCCATCGCGGCCATGCCCTACTCCGAGTACGCAGGGACGAAGCCGCCGCGCGTCGCGGACTTCTCCGCTGACCAGCAGCGCGCGTTCGACCTGACGCGCGGCAACGTCGGCGCGTTCAACCCGACGATGCAGCAGTCGCAGGGCGCGCTCTCGCAGGCGTCGAACCCGCTCAACCGCGACATCT